GCACTTTACGTGGATGGAAGTGAAGGTGAGATTTGAACGTCGCAGGGCTGGATACTAGCACTCGGGCTGAAGGCCTCAATATTTTTAGGTCTTGGCGAAGACTTATGATGTCTTCTCCGGCATGGACCTGAATCATAGTGGTGTCCTGCCCAAGTGGTTTGCCTATCACAAACATGCTCTGCTCTTCTTCCGCCCCCTGGAAAGCGGCCTTAACCTCCAACACGGTCATAGAGAACAGAACAGTCCTGGCCAGAGGTTTGAAGCCTTCATCCCAAGGATCGGAAAAGTACGTACCCACGGATGCGTTAATCCTACCGCTAACTTTCTCGATTGAACCTCGAAAGGTTACTGTACCGGATGAACTTCCGGTATTGCAGATTCCGGCACTGGCCTGTGGTACAAAATAGGAGGTGGGCGGAGTTAGCACCAAAACGCATGATAGGGGTACGCCATTAACATTGAGCTCTATAAGTTCCCCTGTGCCTCCAAGTGATTCGACCATCTCTAGCATCTCTGCTGGTCCGATCTCTCTCACATACATATCTTCCGGCAAGTGCGCGTAAAACTTGTCAACTACCACATTATCCGAAAACTCGAAATCAGCAGATTGACGCGCAACTTGTGGCTGAGTGTTGCCCGACCTGATCCTAACTTCACCAGTTATCAAAATTGTGGAATTTGCATTCGTCGCGGTAACCACACCAACAGGCGCTGTAAAAGAAGCGTATGTGGATATGGATGGGTCACCTAAAATGCTGGGCCTCATAGACTTGGTTCCGCGTGTAATAAGTATACCTCCAGGGTCCGGCAAAATCCCACTTCGGGCTGCCATCCACTCAAATGGTACTTCTTGCAAGACTGCAGTACAAACGGGAGTCTTAGTAGGAAACAACGTTGCCATAAAAGACGGCTTAGCCGATGGAGAAGCACTAGGTTTTCCAGAAGGTGCCGATGTTGGCCGCTCTGTTGTTGGCTCTCTAGTCGGACCCGGAGTGACAGGAAGAGCACTGGGTCTAAGAGATGGAGCGTTTGAAGGAGGAAACGGAGACGCGCTGGGAGCCGCAGTCTCTTCCTCTTCCCCAATTATGGGAGTAGGAGCTGCAGTGTTCAACGGAAAAGTGACAGGGATAGGATCACCATAAGCCTCAACAAACTCACTTTCAGCAAATACAGTGTCAACAGACACAAAGCCTTCTGTGGTCTGCTCTGCCAAACTCCTGTTTGCAAGATAGCAATAATCAGGATTCATGAACATTTCGTTTTCCATCCATGCCTCCACATAGAAGTCAACGGTTTGGTCGGGAGAAGTGCCGACTAATCGTTGGCTAATCCAAAATGACAAGTGGCCATTGTGGCACTCATTGTCATAGGACCCAAACACATTAGGAAGGTCGCTTTTAAAAGTGTAGAGCCAATTGCGGTAAGTCATCCAGTGGACTCTAATCTCCATCACGTGGCTCGACTTAAGGTCCAGTGTATACGAATCCAAAACCTCAAAGTCTCTGGTGGACTCGTCGCCGTCAGCATTATAGCTAGCGGCCACTTTCCCTCCCGTCAGACCCGTGGTCTTAAATGTAATACGGTAACACATGTCTCCGTGCCAAAACTTCCTAAATGAAGAGACCAATCCTTGGGAGGATAACAACGCCAACTTACCATTAATCAATTCGATGGCTGGCGTAACGTTGATCTTGAGAAACTCCGCCCCTTCAGTTTCGAACCTAATGAAGCCCGTTTTAATTAAGTTCGGCATGCTCACTAAGTGCTTTATGGCCAACTCTTCATTCATAATGTAAGGTCCAATGTTCGGATCCAAAGCAACCCCTTGATGGACGTCGTATGCCAATACTCTGCCCACGTGGTCGGTGTTAGCGCATGCTGTGGACGAAGCAACAAAAGGAACGTAGCCAGATCCACCGTAATTAATTGGCTTAGAATAACCGGCTGCTCTAGCCAAGTCTGAGGCTCCATGTAAAACGCCGGAAGCAATCTCAGCGGGAAGAGTTAAACCTGGGACGCGGGCCATAGCGTCCGCCATGCGAGCGGCCCTGCCCAACATTGCCGATGGCTTAGGCTTACCTTCTTCTGGGGCCACGCCGTGGAAAAGCCTAGGTGTGTGGCCCAAAACCTTAGGATTGTCTAGCCGTACATAGACGGTCAAAGTGGGATCAGAAGACGTGTCGTCCACAGCGCATCGTGGTGGAGTCACGGACTCTATATTGACCCTACAGTAGTCGTCTACATTAAAGCGGGTTATCTGCATGTATGCGTCTGGCCAAAAGAAAGGAATTCGTAGCTCAGCCACAACTTCGTTATCCCCTAACTCGAAATACAAGGGGCTCCTTTGGCTAGCTAGCAACATACGTAGATCATGAGGCAGCCGACGGTCATCCTGAAAATCGAGAAGAAGGGGCCTGTAAACATTGTGCGCAACAAAAGAACAGTAATGAAATTTGGTTCCTGTAATTGCAAAACGAACCACAATGTCACAATTCAAAGCTGTGAAAGTCTGCAAGCGTTCCTTCATACGAAAACTTCCCATTATTATGGACAAAGGGGAAATGGACTGTTGAAACTGGACGTCTTTTTCAAGCACGTACGTGAGGCCTCGAACCTCTCTTTCCATAAAAGGAGGCAAACTTCGGGTTCCCAAAGGCACCCTGTAAGCCGAACCCTCATACTTCGTGCTTTCGTCCATGACTTCCATTTCA